ACAAGAACTAAAATCTCAATTATGAAGAACCACGTAAATGGTTTAGGATATGAAGATGGACGTATCTTGGTAACATCTCACGGATTTATGCCGGGTAGAGATGATGTTGAAGAGAAAAAATCAATTGAAGACTATAAAAAAGTGTCAGGTGATTATATCAGTGAAAGATTAGGTGTTAGTGTTGCAGACATCGAGGATATCAAAGTTGTAACAGAAGAAGAGTAATCTATAATACAAAAATTAAATGTCGGTTTTACTTGTTGATGGAGACAATTTACTTACGATTGGATTCTATGGTGTTAAGAATTATTTCTTTAAGGGGAATCATATTGGTGGACTATACCATTTTATTAATACCCTTAGAAAATCACTTGAATTATATCATTTAGATAAAATAGTTGTATTTTGGGACGGTCATGAGGGTTCCCAAACCCGAAAAAAACTCTATTGTCACTACAAAGAAAATAGAAAATCAAGAATAAGAACCGAAGAAGAATTAAGCTCTTACAATTACCAAAGAGACCGTATTAAACAATACCTTGAGGAGTTATTTGTTAGACAAGGTGAATATGAGTATTGTGAGACCGATGATGCCATCGCTTACTATACTCAAAACTCACCAAACGAGAAAATAATTGTATATTCATCTGACGGTGATTTAACACAATTAGTTTCTTCTAACACACAAATCTACAACCCGTCTCACGGGAAGTTATACAAACAAAAAGATACTATTATTTATGACCACGAAGAAATCTTAATCGAAAACGTAAAGTTAGTTAAGATGATGTGTGGTGACGCGTCGGACAACATTGCAGGTATTAGAGGTATGGGTGTAAAAAGTCTTTTAAGTCTTTTCCCCGAACTAAGAACGGAACCCTTTACTTTACAACAAATAAGAGATAAATCTAATCTATTGTTTGAACAAGATAAGAATAACAAATTAGTTACCAAATTAATTACTGGTGTCACTAAACATGGAGTTTTAGGTGAGGAGTTTTTCGAAATAAATAATAGTATCGTTAGTTTGGATGAACCCTTTCTAACCGATGAAGCTAAGGACAATATAAAACTCCTTATGAATGAGAATTTAGACCCCGAGGGTAGGTCTTATAAGAATACCATGAGAATGATGAGAGACGATGGTATCTTCAATGTATTACCAAAATCAGATGATGGGTTCGTTAACTTTCTAAACCCATTCCTGAGATTAACAAGAAAAGAAAAAAATAAAAGCTTCATTAAATTTAAAATTAAATAAACACTATGCAAAATCAAGAAATCACAAAATTCGAGTTTCTACTAACATTAGAGGGAAACATAATCATCCAAAGATTTTTTAACGTTAAAGATTACAATCCACAAGCTAGACGCTCAATGGATATGCACTACTCCGTGAAAAATATTTGTGACGAAATTTCGGAAGATTTGAAAATGAAAAGTTCCGACTACATGAGCGAAAATCCCAACTATTTTTACGGTTCTGATGTTTTGGAAGATGGGGATGAAAACAAAGAAGAGTACTTTTTGTTGGAAGTAAAGCTAGGAGACGATGTATTTATTTCTAGGATATTCCCAGCTCATTACTACCATCCAAAGGCGAGATACTCGGTGGATGTTAGACCAAAAATTAGAGGTATTTTATCAGAATTAACGAACATTTTATGTTCTGATGAATTAGAAACAACGTACCTAAATTATGAGCTGTAATATTATTGAACACATATAAACATTTTTAAACATGAGTGAAAAGAATTTCGGTTATTTAGGTCAGTCGTTCCAGGTTTCTTTATTGAAAACAATCATTGAAGACAAAAAATTTGCTAAGACAATTATTGATGTTATGGAGAGCAAATACTTCGATAGTCCATATTTTAGATATATTATGGAGAATGTTAAGGAAATGCATATCAAGTTTGGGGCAATTCCTTCTTACGATACGTTGGCACAGAAACTAATGTCCGAATCGAGTAGAGACACATCATCCAAATTACACATGGATACCTTGAAAAACATTCAAGAACACCATATTGATATTCCTGAATATATTAGGAACACCTCTCTTAATTTTTGTAAACAACAAGTATTAAAAAAGGCAATCAAAGATGTAAGTAACATTATTGAGAATGGAGACTTTGAGGAGTATACCAAAATTGAAAAATTAGTTAATGATGCATTACAAGTTGGTGCAACATCTGAAGGTGCAAAAGACGTATTCGAAAACATTGCGGGAGCATTGGAAAAAGATTCAAGGGTACCAATCCCAACAGGAATCAACGGAATAGATAGACTATTAAAAGGTGGAATAGGTATGGGTGAATTAGGTGTAGTATTGGCACCAACCGGTACAGGTAAAACAACGTTATTAACATTATTTGCTAACACAGCATTTAATGATGGTAAAAACGTATTACAAATATTTTTCGAAGATAGTGAAACAAACATCAAGAGAAAACACTTTACGATTTGGACGGGAATTGAACCCGACAAACAAAGTGAAAACGCACAAGAGGTAATATCCGTGGTTGAAAAAAGAAACAACGAAAGTAAAAACTTTTTGAAATTATTAAAATTACCAAGTTTTGGTGTTACAGTTTCAGACATCAAATCTATTGTAAGAAAAATGGAATCTGAAGGTACTAAAATTGATTTGTTATTAATTGATTATGTTGATTGTTTAAGTGCTGAGAAAAACGCTTTCGGTGAAGAATGGAAGGGTGAAGGAGCAATCATGAGACAATTAGAATCAATGACAGGTGAATTTGAATTTGCCATTTGGACAGCAACACAAGGTAATAGAGATTCAATATCATCTGAAGTTGTAACAAGTGACCAAATGGGTGGTAACATCAAGAAAGCACAAGTTGCCCACATTATCATATCAATTGGAAAAACATTAGAACAAAAAGAAAATAATTTAGGAACTTTGACATTGTTAAAATCACGTATAGGACAAGACGGTGTTATTTTCCAAAATTGTAAGTTTGATAATAAATTACTTATTATCGATACCGACTCCCAAAATACCTTGTTAGGTTTTGAACAAGATAAAGTAAAAGACAGAGCAACAAGAGCTCAAGAAGTTTACAGAAAAAATCACCCAAGTCAAACAGTAACAAATTAATCATACTTAAATAAAAAACAATGACAGAGAAAATCTTACAAGATAATCCCGGACGTTTTGTCCTTTTTCCAATACAACACCACGATTTGTGGAAATTTTATAAACAATCTGAAGCGTCTTTTTGGACGGCAGAAGAGATTGATTTAGGTCAAGACGTATCCGATTGGGATAATAAGTTAAATGACGATGAGAGACACTTTGTAAAATATGTGTTAGCATTTTTTGCCGCATCTGATGGAATAGTAAATGAAAATTTAGCAATGAACTTTGTAAATGAAGTTCAATATACTGAAGCTAAATTCTTCTACGGTTTCCAAATTATGATGGAAAATATCCATAGTGAAACATATTCATTATTGATTGACACATTAGTAAAAGATAAAGAAGAACAACATTTTTTATTTAACGCAATTGATACAATTCCAGCAGTTAAGAAGAAAGCGGATTGGGCATTGAAATGGATTAATTCGGAATCATTTATTGATAGATTAATTGCGTTTGCTGCGGTTGAAGGTATATTCTTTTCAGGTTCATTCTGTTCGATTTTTTGGTTAAAGAAAAGAGGTCTAATGCCTGGGTTAACATTCTCAAATGAATTAATATCAAGAGATGAAGGTGTTCATTGTGATTTTGCTTGTCATATCTACAATCAACACATACAAAATAAAGTAGACCCAAAAAGAATACAAAAAATTGTTTGTGGAGCATTGGAAATCGAAAAGGAATTCATTTTAGAAGCATTACCTGTTCGATTAATTGGTATGAATTCAGATTTAATGGCTCAGTACCTTGAATTTGTAACTGACAGGTTATTAGTGTCATTGGGCGTACCAAAAGTTTACAATTCTGAAAATCCTTTTGATTTCATGCAAAACATCGCACTACAAGGTAAAACCAATTTCTT